GTTTGCCTTCATCAGCTCTTGCAGTTCGTTGCGCTCTGCCTCAGTAAGTGGCGGTGCTGGCTCTTCGTCGTCATCATCTTCGAACAGCATAGGAAACATATCCTTGACGGTCTTGCCTTTAGGGTCGCGCATTGTGTGGATGCTGGCATATACCATCTCAGCGAGCAGTTGGTGGGTGAGTGTGCTGCGCTTACGGTAGCCTCTGATGATGCGACGGACCTGCCAGAACGTGAGGTCATACATAAAGGTGTGGTGGTCGATTCCTATCTCGCCCACGAGCAGTTGGTAGATCTCGTGGGCGTTTATGAGTTTTTTTGCCTTCTTCCCTCCTTTGCTTGGTTTATCTTTAGGTTCTCCGAGAGGAATATTATAGAACTTTAAGCGCAGCAGGATGATGCTGGCGAGGGCGTTGCCCATGTCTTCAGGAGAAGCCTCAAACATCAGTTCCTTGTCGCTTATGGCAGGCTCTTCGTCTTTGCTTTGCGCTGCTGCCATTATAGCAGACAGAATCAGGTAGATGGATTTCTTTGTGTCGGGCATCTGCCCTGCCTGGGTGCTGTTGATAATTTCAGGGATGAAGTCGGTAATGTCTTCGTTCGTGTAATCTTTGTATGCCAGTTCTGTGGCGTAACAATAGGCAATGGAAACTTTCTTGCCTGCAATCTTGATGGTCTCTGTCTTCATAATTCGTTTATTATTGGGTTAGGGGTTGGGGTTGCTGTGATACAGCAACAGCCGAAACGAGGGCAGCCGAAATCGGACTGCCAAAATTGAAAAATGCCCTGCCTGCCCAAAAAAGACGCGCGAGGCACAGGCAGGGCGGTGAAAGGAGATAAGGGTTTATGCGCCTACGGTATAGTCGCCATAGCCAGTGAGCTGTGCATCGTAGGTGGCGTTCTGTCGCGATGGCCCGTTGAGAGTTAGCTGAGTCACTGTTACAGAACCTGACACGATGGTTGCGCCAGCCGTACGGTTGTTGTCGCCGCTGGTGTTGGCAATCTTCCACTTCACAGGCTGTGAAGCCTCGTAGATGTCTTCGAGGTCGGCAATCTCCTGACCATCCACCTGTGAGGTAATGGTGTCGTCGCCACGCATGAGAGCAGAGGTTGAGATGTCGTAGCTCAAGCCTGTTGGCTCCTGAACAATCCAATCGCCTGTGGTGTCCTTCGTTGTGGCATCCTCAAGAGTGAGTGACACGTGGAGGGTGAGCGTTGTAGCAGCAGCTATCACCTTAGAAGGTGCTGTGGTGTTGTCGCTGCCCAGGAACAATCGAACAAACTGACCTTTGGTAAAGCCAGCAGGGGTGATAGTGTCGGTGCCAGTGATTGTAGTCTTGGTGAGTGCGCCCGTACCGCTAAATTGAAGACTTTTTGAGCTATTCTCTCTGTTATTGAATACAAAGTTACCGTCCGAGAGGAATGCCATGCCAGTGCGAGCGAATGCTGCATTGAGTGCTTCCTGGTTATCACCTGTTGAGGTCTCATCCCACTGCAACTGGAATGCCTGCTTGTTCTTGATAGCGGTGAGCATAGCAGCAGTGTCGGTCACGTCGAGTGAGTCCACCTGCACCTGCCAGCCTTTGCTTACTATATCAGGCAGAGCAGCCATGCCAGTGATGTCCTTGTGGCTGGCATCCTCTGAGTTGCCCGTCAAGGTAACAACGCAGTTGGTAGCCATGCCCACAACCTTGGTAGTAGAACCAGATACGGTCGAAACGCGAAAATTCTGTCCTTTAAGTATCATAGTCTTGTTGGTGTTAAAAAGTTAGATAATGTCAACACGGAGGGTGTATTCGCCAGTCTCGTAGTTGTGAGCAACGGCACCCACTATGGTAGTGTCGTCTTTGTGCTCCTTCTTCAGGTCGAGGAAAGCATGGAATAATCCATCCTGCGTTGGTGATGTTAAGATGATGGTCTGTGGCTGTGCCGGTGCAGCTGTCTCCGTTGCTGTTGCTTCTGTTGTTGCTTCTGGTGCTGCTGCCTCTGTTGTTGCCACATTCTCTTCGTTTTTATCCTTAGCCATGTTAGTCGGGGTTAGTGTCACACTGATATGTCAACTCCTGCCAGTAGCAAGGTTTCAGCGAGTCATACTGCACACCGTTAGCCTGCAACGTGATGGCGTTTGGTACGAGGTCATAATCCTCGTCGCCTGGTCGCTGTGCTTGTAGGTACTGCTCTATGGTCTGCCTCGCCGTTATTGCCAAGTCTGCCAGCTCCACCCTTGTGCGTGCTGCTATGGTGATGCCCACCGTCACAGCGTCGGTCATGCCTTGATATGAGCTGTCTTTCGTGGTGTCCTGATTGTTCAGTCCATTAAAAGACACGATGATATAGGGCGCGGGTGCGTTGTCAGCCTCCTCGTCGGGCAATGCTATGGCGGTGTTGTACACATTCCCTGCTGGTAGCTT